GAAGACGCATGAAACGGCGACAGCACTCGAAGTCACTGTGTATTCCCCATCCCGCTATATGCTTGCGCACCTCCTGGAATTCGGCCATGCAAAGAGGGGCGGAGGCCGCGTCAGGGCGATCCCGCACATCGCGCCTGCGGAAGCAGCCGGGGAGGAACAGCTTGTCAGGGATATCGAGCGTGCGCTTGGAGGGACGTGACCATGTTCCCCCGCCAGTCTCCCGCAACGTCTTCCACGGCGTGTGGATGGCCGGGGTGCTGTATGCAGGAATGGCATGGGATCAGTACAGAAGTGAGGAAGAAGCAAAGGAGTACAGAAGGAGCGCAGACACATGGAAAAACTGCTGGAAATGATGGAGGAGCTGGCGGAAGCGGGCATCCCGTCCGCCTATGACCATTTCGCGGAAGGCGAGTCACCGGAGCCGCCATTCATTACTTACGTCATCCCCGGCGCGGACAACTTCTCCGCAGACGGGAGGGCATACTTCAAGGTGGACGAGGTGCATGTCGAGCTGTATACGGACGCAAAGGATCCGGACCTGGAAAACCGTGTGGAAGACGTCCTGGACAGCCACGATGTCTACTACTCCAAGTCAGAGGTCTGGATCGAGTCTGAGAAGCTCTACGAGGTCATGTACACCTTCCAGATGAAGCGGGACGCGGCTGCTCCGGCTGCACCTATGGAAACGGATCCCCTGGATGCAACAGAGGAAGATACAGAGAGTGGCACTGTGAATGGCACTGAGGCTGACACTGTGAATGGCGCTGATGGCACTGATGGCGCTGATGGCACTAATGACACCATAAATGGCACTGTAAATGGCGCCGCAGAAACCGAAGACACCGATGAACCGGATACCGGAACCACTGTGGAAGACAGAACAGAAGAACCGGATGGAGGAACAGCCAATGAAGAATAAAGTCAAATACAACCTGAAAAACGTCCACGCCGCAAAGCTCACGGAAACTGTGAATGACGGCGTGACCACGTTTTCCTATGATGCGCCCAGGGCTATCCCCGGCGCGGTCAGCATCTCCCTTGACGCGGAAGGCGAGTCGAACCCCTTCTACGCGGACGGCATCGTCTACTTCCGCTCCGTGACCAACAACGGCTATTCGGGAGACCTTGAGATGGCGCTGATCCCCGAGTGGTTCCGGACGGAGATCCTGCAGGAGGTGAAGGACGCCAAGGGAGTCCTGATCGAGAAGAGCACCAACTCCGACAGCGTGAAGTTCGCGCTCCTGTTTGAGTTCGACGGCGACGCGCACGCAATCCGCCACGTGCTCTACAACTGCACGACCTCCCGGCCTTCCATCGAGTCCGAGACCAAGGAAGACTCCATCGAGCCCGGCACGGAGCAGCTGTCCATCGCGGCGGATCCCAGGTCTGACGGCCTTGTGAAGGCAAGGACGGGCGACGAGACGGACGCCACCGCCTACGCCAACTGGTACAAAAATGTGTACGTACCTGCGGAAGCGGCTGTGGAAAATGGCGGGGAGTAAGCAACTCATCCATCACCCGTATTGCAGGGGGTGGCGTGGATAATAAGTGAGTTGCGGATCATGCACACAGGGGATGGCGTGGGACAAGATACTAACCGCCATCCCCGCATGGTTCTGCACCGGCAACGACGAGCACAAGAAACAGAGTGGAGGAAAAGAATAGAATGATCTACCGCGTGATTGACATTAACGGGAAACAGGTGCCTATGCGTTCTTCCGCGACCGTGCCCAGGCTTTACAGGGCGAAATTCAAGAGGGACATCTTCAAGGACCTCTCGAAGCTGGAGAAGTCTTTCGGGAAGAAGACGGAGGAAGGGAAGGATCTGGCGATCGAGGACCTTGAGATCTTTGAGAACGTGGCGTACATCATGGCGTGGCATGCGGATCCGACCATCCCCGGCACCATCGAGGACTGGCTCGACCAGTTCGACATGTTTTCCATCTACGAGGTGCTGCCGCAGATCCTCGAACTGTGGGGCGACAACATCCAGACGGACATCCAGGCAAAAAAAGCCCTCGGAGGAGCAGCAGGGAAATGACCACGCCGTTGTTCCTCCTGCGCTGCACGGAGGTCGGGATCTCTATCAGGGACCTCGACCTCCTGACCATAGGCGTGGTGATCGACATGTGGACGGAGAAGGCGAATGATGGGGTGATGGAAAGCCGGAGTTCCAATAGAAGTGGAGAGGATGTGTTTGTGAGGAAAGCCGTGCAGAAGGATTTCGATCTATTTTAACCTTGTGTAAGAATGCGGGCATCCCTGATCGTGAAATAAATCCCCCGGAACAAAGCCCACACTATCGTTGACTACCTGACAGCAGCTGTCCTAAAATGGACAAATGGAACGGATGGCAGGAAGAGCAAGGACACACACATGGCAAAGCTATACTTCAGATACGGGGCGATGGGGTCATCGAAGACCGCCAATGCCCTGATGGTCAGGCACAATTACATCGAGAAGGGGCAGGAGCCGGTGCTCTTAAAGCCCAGGACGGACACGAGGGACGGGGAGAGGATTGTCCGCTCCCGCATCGGCCTGGAAGCGGAGTGCCAGTTCGTGGACGATTTCCTTGCCGCCGTTCAGGTCGCAGGATCTGGCATTTACGCGGCACTGCAAGGACACGATATAGCCGCAGTGATCGTTGACGAGGCGCAGTTCCTGACGGAAGCAGAGGTAGACCTGCTCTCCGACATTGTGGATGACTATAACGTCCCCGTCCTGTGCTATGGCCTGCGGACCGATTTCACGGGCCATTTCTTTGAAGGCTCCAGGCGGCTTATGGAGGTTGCCGACGTGATCGAGGAAGTCCCCACGGTCTGCTGGTGCGGCAGGAGGGCGAAGTACAACGCGAGGGTGAAAGACGGGAAGATCGTCCGCACGGGCGAACAGGTCATGCTCGGAGGAAACGAGTCCTATGTCTCCCTTTGTAGGAGGCATTTCAAGGAGGGGAAGATCAGGAAATGACAGTAACGGTCACAAGGGACTGGGTGGATTACCTCTTGTCCATAATGCCTATAGTGCTATCGGCTGTAGCTATCTGGATTTCAATTCATCTCTCAAGGCAACAGAACAATATAGCGCTATTCGAAAAAAGATATGGATCTTACAAGCTTCTTCAGTTTATCGGAGTGTTCTGTTCCAAAATAAGCCAAGACACACTGAATACGATAGAAGATTTCAAGAGCTGTGCCAATGACAAATTGATAGAGGAATACGAAGAAACAATCTGCTCGATGCTGTCTTTATGGGCAAACCGGAGGATTCTTTTTGAAGGAACGATGTCCGATGAAGCGCGCTTGAAATGTATGTATACGTGCATGGGTGGGACAACAGACTTTAAACTCGCAGATTTGCTGGACTCCTATTTGCAGAGCGATAAAGAGGAACTTGATAAGACATCCCTTTTATTTGACCAAAAGACCGCAGAAATTATAGATGAAACAGCTGAAGCCTACTTCGAATTATGCAGTCAGATGATTTTATGCATACATCAACAGCGGGCGCATGCTATAGAAGGATATGACAAGAAGTTAAGAAGGTTCATTGATGCCGCACAAAATTGGGAAATTGGAAGTCCCGCAATGAAGAAAATCAAGAGAATAATTCGCTTATAACTGTCTTTAGGCAGTGAGAGACTGACGAAAGCATCATCCGCATGGGTGGTGTTTTTTTCATTATCCGAACCTTTGAAAAATCCGAACCTTTGACGAATATTCCTCTCTGCGCGAAGAATTGTATCTTTAAAGGTTCGGATTTTATTTTGGGTGTGTTATGCTTCGTTAAAAAACGAAGGAGGGTCATTAAATATGGCTAATGAAGCAAGACACATTCAACCGGTAGGAACTAAAAGAGGCGCCTACTCAAAATTGAATCCCCAATTCGCTGAAATTGTGGATTATTTTTGTTCTTTCGAAGAAGATGTTGCGAGATTATCCGATTCCTCAATTCGCAGTTCAGCATCAAAAGGAACGCAGTTTCTTTACTACCTTCAAAAGAAAGGACTTATGTCTTTTGATGACGTTAAAGAGGATGATGTCGTTAGTTTCTTTGTCAAGGATGGGAAGCCGGTATACGAGACAAGCTACCGATATCGTCTTTCTGAATTCTTTGAAGCTGTGTCAGGAAAGTACCCTGAGCTGAGTACTTTAAGCGCATGGCTGCCTTACGTCAGGGTTACCCGAAAAAACATACAGTATCTCACAAATGAGGAAGTTTACCTTATCAAGAATGCCTGCGCTTCTGCCGAGTCAGATTTACCTCTGCTTTGCCGGGCAGTAGTATTGCTTTTGCTTTACACCGGTCTACGTGGATGTGATATCGCCGCGCTTACGTTGGAATCTATTTTGTGGGAATCATCCATGATCAGTCTTGTCCAGAAAAAAACTTCGGTTCCCTTGACGATACCTTTGCCCACTGTCGTCGGAAATGCGCTTTATGACTATCTGGAAGAAGAGAGAAAATCGGATTCGCGAAGTTTTTTTATTACAGCAACAGGTAAGGATTTCAAGTCAAGTGACGTATCACACTGCGTCAAAAAAGTGTTTATGGCAGCCGGGATACGCCAGAACAAGGGAGACCGTCAAGGATCCCATATTTTCAGGCATCATCTGGCAACCAGCCTTCTTGAACACGAAGTCGCACAGCCGGTTATATCACAGATTCTTGGTCATACAGACCCTGTTTCCATACAGGCTTACCTCAGTGCTGACATGAAGCATCTTCGCGACTGTGCACTCGGTATAGAGGACTATCCCCTTTGTTGGGAGGTGGCCTTCCATGCATGAATACAAGTCACTCCTGGCAGGTACCGCCCCTGCTTTTATCGATTTCATGATTGCTTCACAGCACTGGAACGAAGATTACGAAAATCGCTTTATAACCTTTGACAATTATCTTTTCAACATGCACCGCGATGAAGCAGTACTGACTCAGGACATGGTTGATGCCTGGTGCGGTGTACGGCCGAAGGAGTCGGCCAACGCAAACATAGCCCGTACCTCTGTAATCATCGCTTTTATACGATACTTGCAGAGGCGCGGGCTGACAGACGTAAAGGAACCAGACAGGCCAAAACCGCAGAAATGTACGCATATTCCCCATGCTTTTACTACGGAGGAGCTTACAAGGTTCTTTTACGTATGTGATCATATCAACGTACGGAACAATCGTAAAGACTGGCTTGTAAAAAAGCTGATCCTTTGTGTGATTTTCCGTCTCATGTATTGCACGGGTTTAAGACCCAAGGAAGCCAGGATGCTCAAGAAAAACGAAGTGGATCTTGAACATGGTGTCCTGAACATTATTGAAACAAAGGGGCATGACCAGCATTATGTTGCTGTTCATGAGAGCATGATCATCATAATGCGCGAGTACGACCGGAGGATGGAAGAACTGATACCGGAAAGGGTATATTTCTTTCCCCGCAAAAAAGATGGTTACAGATCGCAGAAATGGCTGAGGGAAAACTTCGCAGATCTTTGGAAGACTGCTAACCCGGCCGTACATGCCATCTCATATGATTTCCGCCACAATTATGCCACGGTCAATATCAACAAGTGGATGGATCTGGGTTTTGATTTTTACGACAAACTTTATTACCTCAGCAAGAGCATGGGGCATTGCAGTGTTGAACATACAAAATACTATTATTCAATAGTACCACGCATGTCAGAAATCCTGGAGGAAAAGAGCGGAGCGAGCTTTGAGGAACTTGTGCCGGAGGTGATGGACGATGAAATCTGGTAAAGAAGCGAGATTCCTGTCAAAATCCGTTTCCGAGTTTATATCGGTGTATGCTCCCGCACATTTGACTGATAGTGAAAATACTCTGAAATCCTATCAGGTGACATTGGGCAAATATCTTGGTTTCCTCGAGGACGACAAAGGTTTTAGCATACAGACTATTTCCGCAGAATGTTTTGAAAAGCAGGTTATAGAAGAATGGATGCGGCACATGAGAAACATAGAGCGCCTTTCTCCGGACACATGCAACATCAGACTTGGTGGGTTAAGGACATATTTGAAATATCTGGGCACCAGGGAGGTCAAATACAAGTACTTGTATTCTGAGGCCATTGATATCCCATTAATGAAAACTGAAAAGAAAAAAGTGTCCGGACTGAGCAAAAAGGCCGTAAAGACATTAATGACCGCGCCGAATCAATCTACCCCTGCTGGAAGAAGAGATCTTGTATTTATGATAATCGCTTACGGAACAGCAGCCAGAATGTCAGAAATACTTTCCATAAAGGTTGGACACTTGTTTTTGGATGGCTCTAAACCTCATGTGACCGTCATTGGAAAAGGCGGCAAAGTAAGAACCCTCTATCTTCTCCCAAAAGCTGTCGCTCACATAAGAAAGTATCTCAATACAGCCCATGGCGAGAATCCGGATCCGGAAAGATTTCTATTCTATTCCAGAAACGGAAGCAAAGAAGAACGGATTAGTTCCAAAGCAATAGAAAAGCGTCTGCGTATGTATGCCGAAAAAGCCCATGAGAAATGCAGTGATGTTCCGTTGGACCTTCACGCACATCAATTCCGCCATGCACGTGCTTCACATTGGCTTGAGGAGGGAATGAATGTAGTGGAAATATCCGTTTTACTTGGTCATGAACAGCTGGCAACAACAATGCGTTATCTGGACATCAGTACGGCTGATCAGATAAAAGCAATGGCGACATTAGAAGACGAAAACAACTCCAAAGTAAGCGCCAAATGGAAAAACAATAACGGCAGTCTTAAGTCTTTGGTTACCAGACAGTAATAATAAATCCGAACCTTTTTCTGGAGAGACAGACCGTACTACTGTACTCCAAAT